GCTCGACTGGCTCGAGCCGCTCGTCTGGGAGTACGTCTGCCGAAAGGCGAAAAAGCCGGACATTGAGTCCTTCGGGTACGGACGGGGATACGTCGCGGCGCTCGACCAGTGGCGCGTCTTCGTCCACAAGCTCTCGGCCCTCCGCGCGAAGGGCATGAACGTGTTGTTGATCGCGCATGCGATCCGCAAGCCGTTCAGGAACCCGATGGGGGACGACTACGAGCACTGGACGATCAAGCTCCACGCAGCGGCCGCGGGGCTCATCGTCGAGTGGTGCGACGTCGTCGGCTTCATCTCGCAGGACGTTGCGACCGAGGATACGTCTGGGCGAACGAAGGCCCAGACGACGGGCAAGCGCATCATGCGCACGCACCCGGATCCGGCGTACCTCGCGAAGACCCGCTTTGCGATGCCGCAGCGGATCGTTCTGCCGCGTGACGGAGCGTGGGCAGCGTTCGCACGCGCGATGCGTGACGGCGACGTCGCGCAGATCAGGCAGCTCAGCGACACGCTCGAAGAGCGTATCAAGCTCGTGGGCGACGCCGAGCTCGAGAAGAAGGCGCGCTCGTTCGTCAAGACGAACGGCAGAACGGTCTCCGTGCTCACGGAGGCGATTCAGACGTTGGACCACTACCTCGCCGAGCGGAAGGCGAGCTGAGAGAGAGGAGCGACAGATATGACACTGGTCGACGGTGGACGGTACAAGGCCCGCGCCTGCGGGCAGGTCGTGCTCGGCAGGTCGAGCGAGAAGGGAACGCCCTTCATCGAGTTCTACTTCAAGATCACGGAGGGCGACGACGCCGGCGCCGAGGTCCGCTGGACAGGATATTTCGCCGAGCGATCGGCGGCGCGCACCATCGAGTCCCTTCAGTACTGCGGCTGGGAGGGCGAGGACCTCGGCGAGTTCGCAGACGGCGAGCTCCACGGTCTCGACACCAACGAGGTCGAGATCGTCGTGCAGCTCGAAGAGTACGAGAAGGATGGCGAGAAGCGCGTCACGCCGCGCGTCTCGTGGGTAAACCGCCTCGGCGGCGGGTATCTGCAGATCCAGAACGCCATGACTGCCGACGAGGCAGCGGCGTTCGGCGCCAAGATGAAGGGGCTCGTCCTGAAATCGAGGCAGAGGAGGAGCCCCGCGCAGCTCCGCGAGGAAGCGGACGACTTCCCCTTCGGGGCGAACGTCGAGCCGCCGAAGAGCGAGCCGAAGGCGACCGGCACGGGGGGCCGGCGAAGGTTCTGACTCCGTCGCGTCACCTCCCCCTACGCGACAGGGCCTTGGCGCGCGGCCTCGTAGCGCGCCGTTTGGTCTCGGCAGGATCGCAGCGTTGCGCCGACATCGAGAGGGGTAAGGCGGTCGGCAGCGCGCTCCGGGTTCGAGTCCCGGCGAGACGCCAAGGAGGGATCATGGGAAGCGATCGAGAAGTTGACCCCATCGACCCCGGCGGAGGACAGTGATGTTCAGCATAGGCACCGAGTGCGAGGTCGTCGCCGGAGTTCATTGCGGCGCTATCGTGCGCCTGCGTGAGCGCGCGGGCATGACGGAGGACGGTGCGCAGCAGTGGCGCGCCGACTGCGCTGGCTCGCGACCGATCTACGTGAGGGAGGACCAGGTTCGACCGCTAGCGGATCGGTTCCGTGCACTTACGCGCACGGCAGAGGAGCGATGAGCCTGCTCGACGAGATTGCCGAGCTTCTCTTGAGGGCCCTCGAATGTCCCGACCACGACGAGTCCTCGGCTACGCGCGCGTCTCCTCAGCCGAGCAAGCCCTCGGTTCGTCACTCCGAGACCAACAGGCCGCGATCGCAGCGTACGCGGCGACCCGCGGCCTGAAGGTCACGCGCTTCTACGTCGAGGCCGAGAGCGCGATCTACGAGAAAATCGAGCGCCGCGAGCAGATGCAGGCGCTCATGCGCGAGGTCCGCGCCGGCGACCTCGTACTCTGCGACAAGATCGACCGCTGGAGCCGAGACCCCGAGTTCACCTATGGCTCGGTGCGGCGGATCCTGGAGCTCGGCGCGAGCATCTATTTCGTCGGCGACGCGTGCGATCCGTCGACGGACATCGGCGACAGCATGCTCGGCATGCGTGCCTACTTCGCTCGCGAGGAGCACAAGCGGATCCGTCAACGAACCGTTGGCACGCGGAACCTGCTCCGCGAACGTGGCTACTACGTCGAGGGAACGCCGCCGTTCGGGTACCGCCGCTCGACGGCCAAGGACATCGAGCGGAACGTGCTCGTCGTCGACCCTGAGGCCGCCGAGCTCGTGCGCGAGATGTTCCGGCTCGCGCTGGCCGGGGAGTCGCTCTCTCAGATCGCGAGAGCGCTCGGTCTCGGTCGAAAGCGGGTCTGGTCTTCGCTCCGGTGTCGCTCGTACCTCGGCGAGATCAAGACGTCGCGAGGATGGGTGCGCGGCAAGCACGAGCCCATCATCGATGCCGCGACCTTCGAGCGCGTGCAGCGCGCGCTCACCGAGCGTCGACTCGGAGGGCCGCGACCGCGCAACGCGCTGGCCGAGACGGACACGTGGATTCTGCGCAGCATCGCCGTCTGTGCCCACTGCGGAGCGAAGATGCGTTCGGCGTACGCAGGGCCAAAAGGAGAGGGGCGGCGGTACTACTACTGGTGCGGACGCCGATGCCGCCGACGATACGTGCCCGTCGCGCTCGCTGAAGAGAAGGTCGGGCCGCTCGTGCTCGAGCGTCTCGCCGAGCTCCGAGAGGAGCTCGCTCGGCCCCCGAAGAGCAAGGGGCCGACGATCGACTTCGGGGCGCGTCGACGTCGTCTTCAGCAACGCCGCGAGCGCTATCTCGATGCGCACGCCGACGGGCTCATGACGCTCGCCGAGCTCCGCGCTGCGCTCGCGAAGGTAGACGAGGAGCGGCTCCGTCTCGATGCTGAAGCGGCGAGCTCGACGCCAGTTCTCGACGCGGCGACGAAGCGGGCGACGCTCCGCGAGCTCGCGACGCTCGAACAGGCTTGGCGGCGAGCGACGCCCGCTCTGAGGCGCGAGATCATCGCACGGCTCGCCGTGCGCGTCGGCGTGGCCGAGGATGGCTCGGTGCAGCCCGTCTGGCGGCCACTGGCGGAGCTCCGAGCGTGAAGAAGTCGTTTCCTGCAAGTTATCGGAGGAACGACTTGTTTACCATCCCAACAGGGACAGCCGGCGTGTGGGACAGACCAAGAGGAGGTCGAAATGGATCTGATTGGCAAAGAGGTCGTGGTTCTGTGCGCGAACTACATCTATACGGGTGTCCTCGAGGCGGTGGGGCACGACGTGCTCGTGCTGTCCTCGCCGAGCATCATCTATGAGACGGGGGAGTGGAGTGACGACGCTTGGCGCGACGCGCAGCGCCTTCCGGCGAGGCGGATCACGATCGAGCGCACGGCCGCCGAGGCGCTGTTCGAGCTGGATCGCTCGGCGGCGAGGGAGCGATGAGCACTGATCGAGATGACGAACCGGCTGCGCGTGTGGCGGAGAGGGGTGGTGCGACGCCTGCCAAATCGCGACGAGGCGTGCACCACGGTGACGAGGCCGCGCCCAATCAGGGCACCGACGACCGCTGACCAACGCATTTCGCGGGCACGCGAGGGAGTGGCTCGACGCGTGCGCGGAGATCGCGTCGATCTGCGACGACTGGGACTGAGCGCGTCGTGACGGCGCTCGATAGGAAGGAGGAGTAATGAAAACGTATACGTGGCGGAGGGGAGCCCTCACAGAGGGCATCGAAGTTAGCGAGGTGGACCGCTTCGGTCTCGCGCTCGTGCTCGGGGAGCGCGGGCGCGGGCGGTGGCAGGAGATCGTCACCCTCGACCGGCGGTCGCCGCCGGTCGTAACGAGTGGGCGCGTCGTCGAGGCGACGGCGCGCACCATCAAGCTTCCGGCTCGCGACGGGCGACCGGAGCGCAAGTTCGTCGTACTTGAGGCGGCCACCGCGGACAAGAGCGCGGTCCTCGTTCGTGTGTGCACCGAGTGGGTGTACACGCGCGGCAGTCGTGGTTTCGTTACGATCCTGCGCGGAGACGTGCAGGTCCTTGCGCGCGGGAACGGCGCGCACGGCATGGCCGGAAACATCGGCGCTTGGGACGACGTGTTGATCGTCGTCCCACGCGGGGGCGAGATCTATATCCGCCCGGAGGGGGGCGCAAAAACCACAGCCTATAGGCTGTGGGTTGATGGTAACGGTCGCGTCGACAGCGCGACCGAATCCGACCGCGAGCGCATGCTCGCAGTCGGAGCGTGATGGTCTGATGCCCCGCCGCAAGCCCACCCCGGAGCGCGCCCGACGCTCGCGCTCCGGGCCGACGCAGCCCGAGTCCAAGCGCAAGCGCCAGCAGTGGCTCTTGCGCGTCCGGCCCGAGGTCCGCGAGCTCGCCCGCGCGCGAGCCGCGCGGCTCGGCGTCGACGTCTCCTCGTACGTCGAGGGGCTCGTCGAGAGGGACGCGAGGCAGGCGAAGTGAGCCGGGCAAAGGAGTCGCCGAGAAAGGAGTGACGGACATGAACGAGCTGAAGTGGAGCTACTCCGACGACCAGGAGGAGTGGTCAGGAACCTGCGCCTCTAGGCAGGAGGCGATCGAGCAAGGGACCGCCGAGTACGGCGGCAAGCCGTTCTATGTGGCTCCGTTCCGTAAGCCGTCGCCTCTGGAGATGTTTCCTCGAGTTGACGACTTATTCGTCACCGCAGGGGCAAGGGCATACGAAGAATCCGGCGTGGAGGACTGGCCCACGCTCCCCGAGGAGGAGAGGGCGCGTTTCGCCAGGGAGTACGTGGCGCTGATCCTGCGGTACTTCCCGGACGTCCCGTTCTACGTGATGGCGGGCGGGGCCGAGCGCATCGAGCCTCGAGTTTACAGACGACGACGAGGAGCCGATCGAGTAGCTACGCCGCGTCGTCAGGCCAGTTGCGGCGGATGACGTCGTCCACCGAGTCGCGCGGGTGCTCGACGGGTGGGTGGACGATGCGGAAGTCCGCGACGGGCTGCACCGGCGCGTCGACGATGGTGGGCTCGTCGTCCTCGTCGTCGGTGCGGCTCTCCACGGCGTCGCCGACGACCCAGCTCGGGAGCCGACCGAGATGGTCGCACTGCACGCTGTTGGTGTCGACAAGCACGCCGGTGTTGCGCCAGATCATCCCGTTGGACTGGCCGTGCCAGTCCTGACGCATGCACCACCCGCACCTCGGGTACGCGTCGCGTCCGCTTCGGTCGACGCACCGGCCGATGCCGAGCCAGTAGCGGACGACGCCGAGGGCGTAGAGCTCTTCGCCCGTGAAGGGTTGCGGAGAGCCCACGTAGAGCCCCGGCATCCACCCACCCCCCTTGATGTCTCGCGCCCACGTGTTGATCAACGTCGTGAGCTGCGCGAGGCCGCTCGGTGTCTGCCCCATGTTCCAGGGGTCGAGCCCCTCGAGGTCGAGCCACACCGTCGTGCCGGCGGGGATGCCGAGCGCTCGGAGCTGCGCGATCTCGTCGGTCGCGCCGTCCTTGTACTCGCCCGCGAACGTCACGGGCATGAAGGCGAGGCCAGCGTCGAGCACGTAGCGCAGGCGCGTCGCGTTCATCGCGCCTAAGTACCCGACCAGACCGTCAACGCCCGTGGCTTTCAGCGCGCGCGCCTGAGCCTCCGTTCCGCTCTGCGAGAACGGCAGGCTGTCGACGATGCGGGACCCGACGGGAACAACCTCGACTCTCATGCGCACCCCCGCGCGAGAATGAGCGCCCAAACCGTGATGAGGAGCAGCATCGCGATCGCGAGTCCGGCTTCTGCGATCGGGCGCGGGTCGAACATCAGCCCCCCAGCTCCTCGCGCGCCTGTTGGTCCTGCATCCTGCGGAACAGGTGAGTGACGTTGCTGCGCCTCATCATCGCTTGTCCTCCTCTCGCTGCATCATCCGCTCGACCGCGACAGCCACCTCCGGGGCGACGCATCCCGATCCGAGGCAGACCGGGCAGCGCGCCAGCGTCTCGGCCTCGCTGTCGGGCGCGTCCTCGTCGACCCGCACCGGCTCGCGGCGTGGTTCGGTCGGCCGGCGGTCCGGCGGGAGGCGGTACGGGTCACGGGGCACGACCGCCGCCAAACTTCGCGGCCTCCGCAGCGTCCGCGGCGAGGTTCGCGCGCGCGATGGCCGCCTCGTCAAGCAGCCGGCGCGCCTCGGTCGCCGGGACAAGATCGAGGATGAGGGAGATGAGCCTGCGCACGATGTCGAGCGGATTCATTGCGCACCTCCGTCCGTTACGGTTTCGCTGATGCCCCACTTGAGGTTGACGATCTGCCGACACAGCCGGCTCTCCTCGAGCGTGCGCGCCTCGTCCACGCACTGGAGCAGCTCCGCGGTGTACGCGCCCTCGGCAGCGGCCGCCGCCGCGCTCGCGGGAGGCGTGCAGCCCTGCTCCGCGGCGAGGATGGCGCCCGCGACGACGAGCACGGCGCCCGCGCCTGCGCCCTTGTCGTCGCCCGACCCGGTGAACCAGCGGAAAGCCGCGGCCGCCCCGGTGCCCACTGCCGTGCCTAGTACGCCGACCACGATGTTGTCCGCGCCGAAGCGGATCGCCACGATGAGGGCCGCGAGCAACGCGATGAGCGTCGCCACCGTCCCGATAACTTTTGCGAGCTGCACGTTCACTGTCCCCACTCCTTTCGTTCACGCAATCGTGATCCCGTACTTGGCGCCGAGCGCCGTCATGCACGCTGCGCGCTGCCCAGCATCGAGCTCGACGCCGAAGACAAGGACGCGCGCGATGTTCCCCTTAAGCGCAAAGGTAGCGGACGGGCCGTCGGCCCAGTTGCCGATCGTCCACGAGCCGGGCGTGAATCCGCTGCTAGCCTCAGTACCGGATGCCGTCGTGGAGTTGACGTAGAACCTCTGCGTCCCTCCAGACAGCGTCAGCATGAGGACCGACGGAGTCCCGGAACTTTTGTCGGAGCTCACCCGGGTCGAATCGGCCGACGCCCACGCCCTCCAGGTCGCGTCCAAGTTCGCGGCGTAGATCGCGGCGTGCGTCGACGCGCACGAGATAGCGTACTTGTTCGTTCCGGTCCCGGTCGAGCCGTCCGTATACGCCACGACGACGATCGAGAACGGTCCGCCGTTGCCGATGCCGGGGTCTGGCATCGTGAGCCGGCGCGCCGTGTCGCCCGGGAACCCCATCGAGGGCGCCCCGTTGAAGTTCACGTCCGACGCATTGTACGTCGGGGCCAACGCCACGGTCGCGTCGTTCCCGTTGCCGCTCGAGTCCGGTAAGGCGGTAACCTCGCCGTCGGCCGCCGTGGCGTGCGCGACGTCGTAGTCGACTAGCGGCGTGAGACCTGCCCACTCGGCCGGGGCGGCACGTCCGGAGATCGCGTAGAGTGGGAGCCCGGCCAACATCAGGGCACCGTCGTCTGGATACGGATCGACATGCCCCAGCGGATCGTGGTCGCGGCTGCACCGGTAATCCGGACCCGGCCCGTTGACGTCGAGTTGTCGATCGTGACGTCCCACGCGGACGAGTCCTCGTCCGTCGCGTTGTCCCTCACCGCGCCGATCGTGGATACCGTCCCTCCGTCGCGGCGGAACGTGACCGACCGCTTGTAGCTCGCGCCGGCGCCTCCCGTGGACGTGATAGCGGTGACGAGGACGTCGACCGTCGTGATCGCCTCGTCGGCGATCGTCCACGTGTACGCGTTGGCTGCGGTCCCGTCCGTCGTCTGGGCCGAGAGAATTGTGTCCGTGACGGTGACTTTCCCGTCAGCACTCGTGACCGTCGTGGAGGTGAAGTCGGTGATGACGATGTCGCCCTCGACGGTCAGCGTGCCGTCAACCTCGGTATTCGCGTCGAGCGTGATGCCGTTACCGCCGATTATCGTGTGCCGGCTTTGTGTCCCGACGACGAGATCGCCGAGCACGTTGATGCGCATCAAGCTCTCGCTGCCGAGGCCGTTGGCGGCGATCTGACCGATGATGTTGACTGCCTCGCTCGGACCTTCGCCGCCCGACACTGGGTAGCGAGACAGGCGGATCAGCCCATCCTCGGGCAATGGATCCTCCGGGTCGCCAAAGGCCAAGTAGGCCCCTAGCGTCGAGTCAATCTGGATCCGCCCCTCGTCGTACGTCAGTACGGGCGCGCCCTTCGGCCCGACCGCTGACATGTAGATGACCTGGCCGAGGTCGGCGTCGATATCGCTTTCACCGGGCGGCCCTTGCGGCCCCTGCGGCCCCTGCGGCCCCTCCGGCCCCTGCGGGCCTGGCGGACCCGGCGGTCCTTGTGGACCGCCAGCGCTCCCGAGCCCGCCGAAGAGAACGACGACCGAGCCGTCGGAGTGCGCGAAACCGACAAGATCATCGACGCCGGCCACGCCACCGCGTCGCAGCTGTCCGTTCGCATCGACATAGACCGTCTGCCCCTCGACGCCGGGACCGACCGTGGGCACCACGCTCGCGTCGATGATGCCGACGAACTGGAACGTGAAGGACCGAACCTGGTTCCCGTCTGCCGACGTGCGCGCGAGGCCGGCGCTCTTCCGTCCGCCGAGCTCCGCGCGCTTCGCGGCAGTCGCAACGTGATACTCGCCACTGTCGTCGCGCACGACAGCGTATCCCGCCGGAATCGACGAAGACGTAGAGCCCGCGCGCGCGTTCCAGTGGATCGAGTAGTTCTCCACGCGTCTCGTCGTACGCCTGCGCCGATCGAGCGCGGCTCCGAGCGCATGAAGATGTCGCTTCTGTCACCTGTTCGAGCGCTCGCTCGTTACCCAGATCCGCACCTTGCCGTTCCCCTTGATCGCCAGGTACCGGTGCGCGATCCGGTGCCAGGTCGTGATGTCGACGAACGTGTTTGCGGGCGCCATCGCTGCCGCGTCCTGCTGGAACGTTGGGCCATCGCCAGCAGCGTCAGCCGCGCTATCGTCCACGGTCATCGACTGGTCCGGACCGAACTTGAAGTAAAAAGTTGCCTCCGAGATCATGCGCAGGCACATCGTGCCTCCGAGCTCTACGCGTTCCCCTCCGAGGTCGACGGCGCCGAGATCGTAGACGCGCGACGTGCTGTCGGCCGTGAGGACGACGATCTTTCCCTGAGTCGGAGGCAGGACGTTGTGGGCTCGGTTCATCGCGCTCATGGGTTACCTCGTCTGTTGGAGCTCCTGCGATGCCGTGCGCATCGCCTTCGACTGCGTGTCGCCGACCGGCCTTTGCGGCGGCGGCGACGGCTGGTCGGGGACCGAGAAGCTCTGTTGCACCGCGCGCATGAAGTCGGGCTCGAGCGTGCGGTTCAGCGGGACGTTGAACATCAGCTCGATCTGGAGCATCTGCGCGTAGTTCATGCTGCTCGGGCGCTCGATGCGCTGGCGCACGAACTCGCGTTGCAGCTCCGCGTAGAGAGCCGGATAGACGTTCTTGAGCGCGTCGACCTCCTCGGGCGTGAGCATGCCGCGGCGCATGCTCTCGATGGCCGTGAGCGGATCGTTGACCACGGCGGCTCGGCGCGCCCACTCGCGCATCTCCGCGTCGGTGTAGAGCGGCGGCTCCTCGATGCCCCACGCGAGCGCTTCGGGCCGCGGAGCAAAGCCGGGCGGCGAGTGCCGCGCGAGATACTCGACGCCGCGGATCGCCGCGACCGTGAGCGCCGTCGCGACGTTCGGCGCCGCGCCGTCGAACTGACGCGTGAGCTCGCTGATGCGCGAGAGAAGCTCTTCCTTGTTCCCGGCAAGACGCCGGACCTCTTTGACCTTCGCCTCGAAGGCCTTGCGTTCGCCGCCTTTGCCGGCGAGCATCTCGACGCTCGCAGGCGGCTTCGGCGGTCCCTTGCGCCCTGAGAGGAAGTCGCGAACCGCACGCGCGATCTTGCTGTCTGTCTGAGCAGCGATCTTCTCGACCGCCGCCATCTGCGCGATGACGCGCCCGGGCGCCCGCATCGCATTCAGTGCAGCGCCGGCAAGGCTTCCGAGCACGCCGCCGGGCAGACCAGCGGCGACGGCGCCGACGGCGCCGAACGCTCCCGCGACGCTTCCAGGATCGGGCCCCTCGAGAAGCGCGCGATACTGGTTCGCGAGCACGAGTGACTTCTCGGCTTTGCCGATCTCCTTCTCGAAGGACGCGGCGGCAGCGCGAACGCGAGCGACCTCCGCGATCTTGTCCGGCGGCAAGTCGTAGCTCTTCGCGATCGCGTCGGCGAGCTCGCGCGTGCTCGTGACGTAGTCGCGCACGGCATGGTGCGTGAGGTCGTTGTGCGGGTTCGTGAGCCCACGGATGTACGTCGCGACCTTCGCCGGATCGGCGCCGCGCATCTGGACATAGGGGTTGTTCGGATCGCGACCGACCTCCGTGGTGAGCGCTCGGTGGAAGCGGTTGGACGCGTCGATCTGCCTCGTCCACGCCGCGTTGATGGTTCGCTGGTCGACGGCGGCCTTGCCCCAGAGCGCCTCGTCTTCGAGCGCGAGGCGTAGGTCCTGAGCAACGCCATCGAGCCACGCGACCGTGCGTCGAGCGTTCAGCTGGTCGACCGGATCGGCGATGAGTCGAAGCGACTTGTAGCCCGAGCTCGTGAGGCGCTGGAGACCGCGCTTCAAGTTGTCGAGCGCGATGAAGGCCTCCGCGTTGTCGGCCTCGCCGGCCGTGATGCGCGCGCGGATGTGCGTGAGACCTCGGTTCCGCGCCTCGGCGATGCGATGAATGCCATCGTCGATGCCCCACGTTCCGTCCGGCCGCAAGCCGAGCTTCACGGGCGGGAGCTCGATGCCCTGATCCATTGCCTGCCGAATGCGGGAGAGTCGGTCCGCTGAGTAGATGGCGCGCGTCTCAATGCGGTCGAGCGGCACCATCGTCTCGCCGCCAACGACGGCACGCGCGCGCTCGAGCAGCTTCCTCACCGTGCGCGCGCTCTTCATCATGCTCGGCGCCATCTCTTGCGCGAGCTGCGCCTCGAGGCCTTCTTCGATGGCGGCGAGCCGCTGTTGGATGGCCGCGCGAACCTCGGCCTCGTTGCCGCGCGCTACCGAGCGCCGTACGTAGTCGGCCTTGAGGCCGCCGCGCGCTTCGGCGCTGACGAGATCGCCGGCTGCCATGATGTCGTCGATGTGCCTGCGCACCGCACGCTCGGCCTCCTCTTGGATTGCGGGCGCATCGAAGACGGCAACGCGACGCGCCTCGGCACCCTCGGGCGTGAGGGCCGTGAACTTGGCGATGGCCTCTTCGTCCTTGCCGCTGATGAGTGAGCTTGTGCGCGCGTACGACTTCTGGATCCGCTCGCCGAGGCCCTCGGGCACGTAACCGAAGTGCCGCTCGGCGATGCTCTCGATGTCCTTCGGTCGCAGCGTACCGATCCAACGACCGAAGCGGTCTCGAAGTCCGGCGGCCGCCGCGGCGCCGAGATTGATGCCAGCGCCGAGTGCTCCGCCGATGATGGCGCCGTGCCCGATGCCGGCGAGTACTTTGTTCGCCGTGAGCTCGGTGTCACCTAGTGCGGACTCGTTGACGGCAGCGAGCCCACCGAAGAGCCCGCCTTCCGCGGCGAACCTGCCTGCGGCTGCCTCGCCGGCGGCACCCACGCGCCCCATGAGTCCGCCGCCGAGCGCGGTGGCGCCGACCATGCCGCCGATCTCGCCGATCGTCGACGCGAGCGGATGCTGCTCGTTGTAGCCCCGGAGACGCTCACGGAGCGCGTCGGCGGGCGAGATGTAGCGTTCGCCGCGGTACGGATCGACTTCGTGTCGCCCTTCCGCGATGCGTGCGCCCGACTCGGCGAGACCGATGGCGACAGCATCGAAGGGCACGCCGAACGCGCCAGCAAGCCCACGCGCCGCCCCCACGGCGCCGGCCGCAACCGCGCCGCCCACACCGCCGTAGCGCGCCTCTTGCTGCGCCGCGCGGTACTGCTGCTCCGTCGCGACCGAGGCGCCCTGCTCAAGCGCCGCCGCAGCGTCCGCAGGGTCGACGACGCCCGCAGGCAGACCAGGCACCTTGACGGGCATGGGCGCGCCCTTCGGGATGCCGTACTGGCCGGAGAGATAGGCTGCCTGGACCTGATCGTCCGGGATGTCGACGATGCGGCCGGTCTTCTTCTCGACGAGCTTCACTTCGCCTCTCGAATGGTGGGCACGGTCGGCTTGTCGGGCGCGATCTGACGTCGGCTCGGCGCGCCTCGCTGCACGCTGCCGCCGCGTTGCTCGTAGAGCAAGATGCCTTCAGGGCTCGCGCCGGCCGCGATGTTCGCAGCGCGATGCTGGAGCATCTGCCGGTACGACTGCACCACGCGTCGAAGCGACGCGGCATCTTTTGCACCTTCGAGCTGCGTGTTCAGCTTCTCAGCCTCGCCCTCCGAGATAGCACCGCCGAAGAGAGAGTGACCGATCGCGTTCTTGAGCGCTTGAACGGCCTGCCTTGTGGCCACGCCGCGGTTCGAGAGCATCCAGACGGGCAGGCGGCTCGCGACGGGACCGATACCCTCGATGGGACCGTCGCCGATGGCGTCGATGAGACGATCGATGTCCTTCAGCTGCGAGAGCGCTGCTGGAAGCCCCGCCTTCTCGTAGGCCTCCGAGAGATACCGAGCATCCGTCTCGGCCTTCTTCGACGGCTGCGCACCGACGGGCTGCGCACCGACGTAGTGCGGCTGCGCCATGACGTCGTTGCGAATGACGCGGTCTTCGGTGAGCTGCTTGAACTTCGTCGTGCGCTGGATCAGCTCGTCGTCGAGCTTTCCGAGAAGCCGGTTGTACGCAGCGAGCATGCGAGGGTCGGCGATCGACGGGTCGCCGAGCTCCTTGGCGAGCTCGACCTTCGCTCGTTCGAGATACGCGATGTACGCGGCCTCGCGCGCGACCCGCTCGTCGCCGTACGCCTGCTTGAGCGCGCCGAGGTAGTTCGTCTCGGTGCGCATTCCGCGCTCGAGCTGCTTCGCCTGTTCGTCCTGCCGACGGATGATCGTGTCGATCTGGTGCTTCAGCGCAGCGAGACCCTGGTTCTCGCCGCCGCGCGAGGCGAACGCGCCGAGCGCGACAGCGATGGCGCCGAGAAACTGCGCCGGTCCGCTGCGCATGCCAGCGAGCGGGTCTTCTTGCATCTCGCGGATCCGCGCGCGCATCTCCTCGAGACGAGCCATCGTCGCATCGACCTGCGCTTGGTACTTCTGCGCGCGCTCGGTCTCTTCCGATGCGAATTTCTCGGCCGCTTTCTGGTGCTTCTCGAGATAACCTCTCTCGAACGCCGCCGCGCGCTGCCCGGCCTCGTAATCGAGCTGCGCGGCCTTGTAGCCGCGCTCATTCGCGTTCGCCAGCGCAGCCTCTGCCTCGGGGCCAAGGTCGATGCCTTCGTGGACCTGCCACGACTTCGGACGCCGACCGCCCGGGTCGACCATCACGACCCCGGCGCCGCCCGTGCCGACGGGGCTCGTCATCCCCGCACCCTCACCGGGCTCGTAGAACGTCGCGCCTTCGAGATTCTTGCGCCGCTCGTCCTCGTCGAGCGCCTCTTTCACGTTCTCCAGCGTCTTCTCGCTCGCCTCGGCGACACGCATGGCTTGCGCCATCGCGCTCGGCGAGAGTTGCGCGGGCTGCTGCGACGCCGCGACGTTGTCGCCCGTCGCGAGCGGGATGCGCGGACGAGCGGGCGTCCCGAGGTTCGTGCGCGGAGGGTCGGCGAGCGACACGCCCGCCGTCGACGGCGCCTGGAGCGTCGCACCTTCGTACGACGGCCTCGGCGGCGTCGGCACCGGAGGGGCCGGAGCAGCGGGCGCCTGCGGCATGTACTGCTGTAGCGTCGCATCCTCGTAGGAGGACGGTGCCGGAGGCAGCCCGGCTGCCTGTCGCCAGTCGGGGATGCGACTGAGCGGGATGCCGAGCCTCTTGGCCAGCGCGTCGTACGGGTCGGCCATCAGAACCTCCCGGGCGTGTAGATCTGCGACTTGAGCTCGTCGATCTGGCGCTGGAGATGCGCGATGCCCGCCGACTGGAGCTTCTGGAGCTTGTCGCGATCGAGCGCGAGAAGACCTGTCTGCGGGTCTCGCGTTACCGCCGTGGCCGCGATCGGGTCCTGCACCATCGTCTGCGCCATCGGCCCGACGTTCGGCTCGCCGGGCGCTTGACCCGCTGCGGCCGCAAACTCGGGGCGGTACGTGTAGAGGCTGCCCGCCTGCGCGCGGTTCGCTGCGCTCATCGGATCGTTGTTCGGCGAGACCGCGGGCCCCGCGGCCATCCGCGCCTCATGCTCAGAGCGCATTTGGCGGTCGAGCTCCGCGGCCGCGCGAAGAAGCTCCTCGTACGTCATCTCGCGCGGCTTGGCGCGCTTCGACTTCGGCTCGGCGGATCGCCCGGGCCGCTCGCGAAGATGCGCCGGCCGCGACGGACCAGCGAGCGACGCGCGCCCATCGTCGGGCGCGGGCTCGACAACGAGAAAGGCTCGGCCCTCGGGGCTCTGATGAAGCTGCATCCCCGGCGGCTCGTAGAGCGGCACCACGTCGACCTTCGCGCGCTCGTCGCTGTACGGATACTTCGCGCGCGCGTCGCTCGAGATGGGGGCGTAGGCCTCCTTTGCGCGGATGTCCGAGAAAATGCCGCCGAGAAATCCGAAGAGGCCGCCACCAAGGCCAGCCGCATCCTTGACCCGACCCCACTCCTGGTCTTCGGTGCGGAGCTTGAGATCGCGCCGACGCGCCTCGGCCTCAGCGACATCTCGCGCGCGCTGGATCTGCGCATCCTGCTCCTGCTTCCTCGTCCGCCAACCCAGCTCCTCGTAGAACTGCTGGTTCGCCATGTCGCGAGCCATCTGATCCGCCTGGAGCTGTGCTTGAGAGGTCGCAAGGCCGATGTCCTGCCCGCGGATGCCGCCGGCCGCGGCCGTGTACGCGCCGGCCTGCTGTCCGAGGTTCGCCGTCGATGCGATGTATTGGTCGCGCGCGCGCGCCATCTCGTCGGCACGGAGCGCAGCGAGGTCGCGAGCGCCGGCCTGCTGCATCTGCGCGCCTTGGAACGCAGCTTGGCGCTGCGCCCCCGTGATCGCCGACGGACCGCCACGGGCGCTCGCCGCCATCGCCATCTGCGACGCGATCGAATCGTCGATCATCCGCTGGCCGTAGATCTCGGCCGCGCTCGGAGCCTGCCCGAGCGCTGCGGTGCGCGCGACGGCCATTGCGTCCCTCGCGCCTTCGATGCCCGCCTGTTGATAGCCGAGACCGTGGTACTGAGACGCCCGGGCCTGGTCCGACTGTCGACGATCGATCCACGGCGCCGACGTGCGGGCCGCGCCCATCTGACGGTAGCGCTCGACGTCGAGGTCGGCGCCGCTCGTGCCAGGGACAGGATTCCCGTTGCGCTGCGCGTGCGCCTTGCGCCCCCAGAGGTAGGAAGACTCGTTCTGTAGCCAGCTACCGAACGGGTCACCCGTGTACGCATAGCCCTCGTTGTCGGGAGGGAGCATCGGGGGTGCAAAGAGCTCTTCGCCGGCCATGGGTCACACCTTGGAGTGTCGGGCTCCGTGACGAGGCAGACCGGGCCGAGGAATGAGCTCGAGACCGATCGCGCTCCAGGATCCTCCCTTCCCCGAGTCGACCGGGTAGCTCGTCGGGCTCGTGGGTGTCGCATCTGTCACTCGGACGCGGATGGCCTTGCACTTCGGGCTCGCGCCGTTCTGGCTGCCGACGCGCACCGTCGGACAGTCGTTGTTCGTCACGACCATCTCGGCCGGGAACGTGAAGTCCTGAGAGAAGGTCGGCCGATCGTCGAACGCGAGACGGAGCCGCAGGTCGTGATGCGTGTGTCGCTCGCCGAGGAGCTGGATCCGTCGCACGTGCTGCCATGCGATCGGCCCCGAGGGCCGCAGCATCGCTTCGAGCTCGAGCGTGACCCAATACTCGCCGCGGTCGAGATGCGTCTCGTCGCTCTCGCGCACGAGCGCGTCGGCGGCCGTCATGTAGAGCGCACCGCCAGCAACGACGCTCGAGCGCACGAGCGCGTTCGGTTGCTCGCCGTCGTGGTAGTCCCACACGGACCAGAAGCCGTGCGCATAGTCGTAGACGAGCACAACGCCGGCCGTGCCTTCCGCGTTCGCCATCGAGTAGCGCACCTGGCTTCGGTGCGGCACGATCCGCGCGTCGAGCACGATGGGATAGGCCTCGACGTGGTCGCGCACCGGCTGACCGATCCACTGGAGCTCGAGCCCGCGCGTGAGCAGGTAGATACCGCGCGCGCTCTGAAACATGATGCCCGCTGGAACCTCGACGATGCTTCGCTCGTTGATGCACCCGGCGTCGCTCTGCACCGTCGTCGGCGACGTCCACGCGCCCGCGCCCGCCGCGCTCGGCCCTTCGCCGAAGACGACATGGATCGACGAGTCGCTGAACGCCACGAGCTTGTCGTCCAGCGACGCGAGCGCCACGACCTCGTCCTCGAACACGATGCGCAGAGCCTCGTGGAAACCAGGGAACACCGTCGGGTCCTCGAGAAAGACCTTCGAGGCCCAGACCGTGCGCTGGTCGCCGGCGATGCCGAAGAGACGGCCCTGGTGCACGATCCATCCGTGGCACGACGGCGGAATCACTTCGTCGAGAATGCCACCCGTCGTGTAGAGGAGCGGCTGCGTGCCGAGATCGCGACCGGTACCGCCGACCGAAGTGTCCGCACTCGTGTCGATCCACGTCACGGAGTCGATCGAGACGGAATTGGTGACGATAGCGTTTCCGCCCGAGCCGGTCGGGCTCGGCTCGATCGCCATCCGATAGAACGTCGTTCCGCCCTTCTTTGTGCGGTACGGAACGATCATCACCGGCGTCGGATTCGCCGAAAGCCCCGTGCGCGGGTCGGTCTTCCCCGTCGTCGCCGCCGTCTCGATCTTGAACTCGACGGAGCCACTCGACGAGACCGTGACCTTGATCGGCTGACACGGAGCGCTGCGATGCAGTAGCCCCGTGCCAGGGTCCTTCCACTCGTAGACGAACGTGTAAAGGTAGTCGCCGGCATCCATGTTGCCGTCGGTTCCCGGCGTCGCCGCAATGACGCGCGGCGGGTGAAGATGCCCGATCTCGAACGCTCGGCGACCGTCGTAGTACGTACAAACGCCGGCACCGATGACGAGCCCACGACCGAGCGACGCGCTCGACCACGTGTCCTCGCGCTCGAACGTGATGAGCCGCAGAGCGGATCGACCTGGCGAGAGCAGGAGCGAGCCCGCGTAGGCCTTGCCGTTGACGACAGGCACGTTGCAGAGCTGCGCTCGTCGCAGCCCCTCACTTTCGCGCGGATCGATGACAGCTACGAGACGGTGTGGGTAGTACAGACCATCCTCTTCCTCTTCGGTCGTTCCCACCTCCACGGCAAAGACGGTGTTCTGCTGCACGCGCGCGCCGTTCGGCAAGATGACTGGAGGTCGGACGCTCGAGAGCAACGCGTAGGCGCGTCCGTCGATCACGAAGACGCGCGAAGCGAGCCGCGCCCACCGAGTCTCGCGAATCGCGTCGCCGAGCATGTTGCCGCCATCGTCGATGAGGACGGACTTCGTGAGCTGTGTGTCCGTCGGAAGCCATGAATCGACGCCGAGGTAAGTTATGGCGCCGGACGTGAACATGACCACGGCGGTCGTCTCCGTGAGACGCGCAACAGAGACTTGCGTGTAGCGCTCCGTACCGAAGTCGAACAGCGCCGGCCCGATGATCTGCTCGAGCGTGTCGGGGTCGTGAATCGCCCCCCAGACCTCGTAGAGCGGAGTCACATCGTCTGCCGTGGCAAACGCGACGTAGATCCGCTCGTCGGGCGTGGCTGAGAGCGAAACAGCATTCACGCTCGCAGCGCTGGCAAGAACCTCCTCTGACGCAAGAGCCGAAAGGTCCGCGTCGAACGTCGCGAGCACGAGCTCGTCGTTCGTGGTCTTGTAGGCAACGGCGATGTCGTCGCCGTGATGAACGAGATCCCAGATCGGAAGCGAGCTCGCTTTCACGTCGGCAAGCAGCGACGTCGGCGTCACGTCGAGAAAATCGGAACTCTGAACGTCCGTCGTGAGGTCGACCGCCACGACCTTCAGATTCGAGTCGTTCCCCTCCTGCCAGAAGACGAGAATCGTTGTTCCTTTGAGCAGCACGCGGAAATGGCGCACGCCGTTGCTGAAGATGGCCGGCAGGTAGCACGGCGGAACGACGACGCCGCCCGTAGTCGCGTCCTCGACTTGGAGGAAGAGTCTACGCGAAGAGTCGCACGTCCACGCGATCGCGACGTAGGACTCGCTCGCATCGACGTCGGCGGCGATGACCGACATCCCCGAGTCGGTGACCGTACGCCACGTCGCTCGGAGCGCGTTCATGCGCTGGATCCGCTTCCACGCTTGGTTCGCTGGCACGTACGAAAAGAGATCGAGACCGTCCGTCGTGAGCAGCTCGCCGCCGCGTGCCCAGACCTTCTGGAGCGTGCCGAGCTCCTCGTCGCTGCCGAGGATGGCGCGCGGGAGGTCCTCGGTGCCCGGCCGCTTCTCGACGCGCCCAGCCTTCCTCCACACCGCGTTTCGGAGCGCGGTGAGCGTTCCCGGGGCGGCCTGCTTCGGATCGATGCTCTCGTCGAGCGAAGCCGTGCGGAGCGCGACCTGCATTACCTGAGCGGGCGGAACCATCGTCATCGCGGAACAGCCTCCGAGGCGACGGGATAGAACCAGAGGTCCACGGTGCACTCGGTGTCGGCGGCGACGGCAAGCTGCCGCGTGAGATCGATCTGCGCCTGCTCGCTCGCGTCGGCCTCGACAACGATCGCCGGCACGCCCGTCCCGTCGTAGTTCTGGCGCGCGACGAGGAACGCGGCGCGCGTCCCGAGCCCGTGGTCCACGACCTTCACGCCAGCGGTGTCGAAACGCACGCTGCGTAGAACACCACGAGCGAACGGCAGATCGTCGAGAGCGCGCGCAACCCTGTCCGTCGCGCGCTGCATTGCATCGGCCGTGCGACTCCCGGTGTGCTGCCGTGGGCTCGTGAGAGGCTTCACGGCCACGGCCACTTCCACCAGTGCTGTCGACGCTTCCGCACGCGCTGCACGCGCCTCGGCATGCCGGAGACGCGCTGTCGCGCCATGCTCTCGACCTCACGCTCCCACCAAGCGGCCTTCTGCATCGAGAGCGTCCAGTCGGCGCTGTCCTTCTGCTGGAACTCGGCGACCGTCTCCCAGACGGCCCATTCCTCGAACCCGCACACGCCATCGAACGTGTTGCCGAGCGCGCGCGTGATCGGCACGTAGTCGGGCACGTAGTGGACGCGCAACGTGTCCGAGACGGACGGCGTCGGGAAGATCTCGATGTTGTCGCCGCGAAGCTGGAAGCGGCGCGCCTCGCCGTAGCGCGAGAGCGGATAGGTGTCGTAGTCGTGACGCTCGGCCTCGTTGATGTCCCAGAGCGCCTGCCACTTGTCGGGCCCGCACCTGCGGCTCACGCCGAGGAGCTCGAGCACCGGCGCGTTCAGCGCGTAGGTGCTCTGCCCGGGCGACGTCGTGATGTCGGTCTGCGCACGGTAGTACTCATGCCCGCGAGCGCGGACGAGCGCGAGGTAGACCTTGCGCAGGTTGGCGTTGAGTCGCTCCTCGATGTTCGCATCCGTGATGAACGCGTTGGCTTCGTCGACGGTCTCGAAGCCGCCGAGATGGCGGACCTTGGCGATCAAGGACGTCATGCTCACCGCGTCCGCCATCTCGGCCCTCCGTCGTCAGCCCTGAACGGTGTCCTGCACGGCTTCGAGCTCGAAGCCGATGCTGTTGTTCGCGTCAGCCGCAACGTCCTGCGCTGCGCCGGAGCCATCGACGACGCGGATGACGCACTGCCATCCGGTTCCGTCGACCGTCGGCGTGAACGCGCCCCACTGCGCGATGCGCGCGGCGGCGCTGTTGAGCTGGAGCCCGAGCCCGAGAGGTACGAGCTTCATCCAGCGCCGCTCGAGCGTGAGCGTGTACACGCCTTGCGCGGTGCGCGCGACCGTCCAGCCCTTCTTCCCCTGGTTCAGCGTGTTGTCGATCGCGCTCGAACCGTTCGGGAAAAATCGTCCGCTGATCCGCACGCGGCGCTTGCCGACGTGACGGACCGGCTCGTCTCCGAAGGTTGCACCCGGCATCGGTAGCCTGCCTTCCTACGCCGCCGCGTTGTACTTGCCGATGGCGTTGAAGCCGGGCCACTCGCAGCCGAGCTGCCAGAGCGCACGATACCGCCACTCGAAGTTGTCGGCGTCGCTCTTGCGGATCATCCGGTTCCCGTCTTCCTCGACGAGATGCGGCAGACCCTTGATCGACTTGATGACCCAGGTGTCCTCCTGGAGCATGAAGAAGTAGCCTCGCGGGCAGTTCGGGTCCGCCATGACCTTCAGCGGCCCCTTGTCGCCTTCGAGGATGAGCGCCTTGTAGCCGACGATGCCGTCCGTCGACTTCGTCATCTCGAACGTCGCCTTGCCCATCAGGTTCTTGATGATGTCGGCGCGATCGAGGTTGTTCGTGTAGACGGCATCGGGCACGCCGCCCTCACGGCCGAGACGCACGGCGCAGTCGATGAGCGTGTCTTCCTTCGAGGCACCAGCCTGCGCGCTGAAACGCACGCCCGCGAGTCGCGTTGCGTCCGCACCGCGATCGACGCCGAAGAAGTTGTCGGACCCGAAGACCGGCGCGGTCTCGGGAAGCCACGCGCGGAGACCCTTCGCGGCGAGACCGAAGTCGCCGTCGCGGAAGAGGTAGTCGCCCGCGGCGAGCGACGTGATGACCGTGTTCCACGCCGCGCTCGTGGCCGTGATGGTGCCGAGGTCGCGGTCGACCGCGGCGATCGTCTCGCGCGCGCCCGAGTTGCGCAGCGTGTGACCCGAGGCAGAGCCGTCGTTCGCCGACGCCTGGACGACCATCTCGGGCTCGAAGAAGACGATGTCCGCCGGCTCCGCAAGAGCGACGGTCTTCAGCGAGACGTTCGCCCCCGTGCTGATGCGGCCGCGCGCGCCGCCGCCATTGCCGTAGAGCTGGAGGGAGATCGACCGCTTGAAGTTCATCAAGCAGCCTTCCATTTCGCCCTTCACGGCGTTCAGGATCGTGTTCTCGCTACCCTCGCCGGCGAGCAGCGCCTCGGCCGTGATCTCGCAAACGTGGTAGTCCTTCGCTCGCGTGAGGAAGAAGGCCGCGTCCTGCGAGCTCGAGATGTTCGCGAACGCTCGCGCGATCGTGTGCGAGCCGCCCTGCGGCCGCCCGTAGCGGAGCGTCACGCGGCTGTTGTTACCGCCGAAGTTGGTATCCTTCCTCATGCGGCCGAGGAAGGCGCAGTCCGGATACGTGCCCGAGTGGAGCTTCTTCTGGTCGTACTTCGTCTTGAGGATGTTCTCGATCGCCGTGATCGTGGTTGCGCCGATCGCCATGACGCGCCTCCGGTGAGGTCCGGGGCACGCTGGTCACGTTCGCGCCTACGACGTCAGCGCCCGAGCCCGAGTCGCGCTCGCTTCGCGTCGGCGGCGAGAGCCTGCCGTAGCTCGTTGAGCGCCCACTCGTCCTCTTCCTCCGGCGTCATCTGCCGAGGTGGGGATGCCTTCGTCGTCGCCGCTGCGGGGTCCAGCGTGCGTTTCTCGGGCGCTGTCGCGGGTCGCCCAGGGGATGCTTGCGATGCAGGGGACGCGCCGTTGCTCGGCGAGGTGGTCTTCGCTCGCTTCGAAGACCTGGATTGAAGCTCAGTGTGAAATTCGCGCGCCTTTGCGTCAAGACGCGGAAGGAGCGCGCCGAAGCTCGGATGCGTGCCGAACTCGCGGTAGTACTCCTGCGCGACCTCGGATGCGAGCATGTGGAGCACGCGCGGCGGGAGCGTCGCCGCATCCGGGTAGTCGTCGGCCTGCGAGTCGACGAAGTGCTCGAAGCGCTCTCGTGCCTGCCGAGCCTCTTCTTCCTGCGCGCGTCGTCGGTCGGCCTCCTCGCGCTGCTTCAGCTGCTGCTCGAGCTCCTCGACGCGACGGAGCGCACGCTGCGCAGCGGCCTCGGGCCCCGTCTCTTCGAGGACTTTCTTCGTCCACTCGGCGTAGTCGACACCGAGCGCTTTCAGCGCATCCATGCCGCCCGCCTTCACGGCGGCGGCGCGCCGCTCGAGCTCATCTTGAAGCGCGCGCACGCGCTCGAGCTCGCGCTGGAGCTCACGCTCGCGAAACGCGAGGCGCTCCTCGCGCTCGGCCTGCTCGAGACGACGCAGCCGCTCTTTCCGAGCTTCCTCGGCGCGGCGCTCCTCTTCCTCGGCCGCTTTGATGCGCGCGGCCTTGTCCTTCTCGCTCGCGGTCTGCTGCTCGTCGGTCTCGTTGGTCTCTTCGGGCGCGCCGCTCTCGCCGCCGGCGGCGCCTTCGGCCGACGAGTCTGCGGGCGAGAGGGCGTCGTCGGCGGGAGAGGCGCCGGTAGCTGTCTCGTCCGCAGATCCGTCGGTCGTAGTCGTCTCGTCGGTGGTCTCGAGAATATCGTCGGGCATGATTCACCTCTCCTGTCATGCAGCCGCAGGAACCAGCGGCGGAGGCGGAGCGCCAGGCGGAAGCGGCATCGGTCCGGCCGGTACCATCTCTTGCCCGGGCGGCCCGGGCGGCGGCGGGGCCGGCGCCGGCGCCTCTTCGGCCTGCTCCTTCTTCATCTGCATCCGCGCGAGGACGATCCATCGCGCGATCATGTCGAGCAGCTCCGGCGGAGCCTTCTCACGCCGGAACGTGAGGTAGCTCTCGACTGCGACGCGGAGCGCCACGGGCCAGAGCATGAACGGCTCGGGCGGCTCGAATTCGCCAGTCTCTGCCATGTTGTCGATGATGTCTTCCACGAGCTTGCGCGTCGCGAGCTTGCGCTCGACGAGCCGCTCGGTGTCGGGCATCTGGATAATCTCGACGAGCTCCTCGGCGTCCGTGAAGCCGATGCGCGTGAGGTCCTCGGCGAACGCGATCTTGCCCGACGGCGTCGTCGGAATCATCGACGTCGGCGTGATGTCGAGCTCGTAGACGTGATCGTCGAGATCGATCTCGGGGAAGAGCACGTCGCTGGCGAAGCGCCCGCGTCGCACGCTGAGCTTGAGCCCCTCTTCGCCCTGCTCCTTCAGGTAGTCGTTGAGGTCTCGCAGGCAGTCGTGAGCGAGCCGCGCGTTCTGAAGAACGAAGCGATCCCACGACTCGAATTTGTCGAGGAAGCGCTCGCTCTGATTGTCGCGGTAGACGCGCTGCGCCTCGCCGCTGTTGAGCCCCGCCGGCTTCTGGCTCGTCGCCGCGAGCTGCGAGATACCAGCGACCTCGAACGCCTTGGAGTAGAGCATCCAAAGGTGGTCGTAGAGGTCGCGAGGGATCGCTTGCGGCGTGATGTAGATCGGCGCCGTTCCCCGATAGACGACGATGGCATCCGACTCATCGGTGAGCTCGTTGGGGTTGACGCGGGACATCTCTTCGATGGCCCACTTGCCCTTCACGCCGTGGCAAGCCTCGGTGATCTCGTCCAGGATGTCGTTGATTTCGAGCTGGATACCGAACAGATCGTGCGCGAGCCCGACGCCGTAGGCGCCGGCGAGCGCCTCTTCCCAACACCACGACGCAACGGGGAAGTAGTCGCGCTTGTAGGGTCGCGTCGCGAGCGTCTTGCCCGGAATGCAGCGCGCCCACATGCCGTCCTTCGCACCGGGCCACGACGGGAGCCTCCACGCCTCGCGAACGAGGATGCGATCGCGCGACGACTCGTGCTCGTACTCCGGCATGTCCTCTTCGGACTGCCGGCAGTTCATGATCTCTTCCTCGAACTCGGGGTAGGCCTCGGCGAGAACGATCGGGTCGTACCAGCGGAGCAAGTACGCCGTGCGCACGCTCTCGTCGCCGTAGAGCCCCTCCTGATCCTCGATCAGCCACTCGCCGGGGAGGACGCGGTGACAGTAGACGCGCCTGGCCTCATAGTGGACGTTCCACATGATGTGGCCGGTGCCGAACACGGCGCCGTCGACGAAGGCGCGCATCGCTTTCTCCCAGAATCGCGTCTGAGAGAACGTCCCTTCGATCGCCTTTTCGAGCTTCTTCGCACGACGGCTCAACGACCAGTCCGCGCCCCTCGTCACGAACGTAGGCTTGCTCTTCGCCTTCGCAGCGATGCGCGCCTTGCACGCGCCGACCATCGTTCGCACGACGTTCAGCGAGAGCGGCTGACGCTTCGTCTCGACGGGCTTGGCGTAGCTGTTCGGCGTGAAGCCAAGCATCTGGACGTCGCCGTAGAGCGACGCGTAGGCAAGGTAATCCTGCCGTCGATAGTCCTGATTCGAGCGGATCCGTCGCGTGTTTTGGCAGATCGTGTCGGCGATGTCGTCGCCGTCCTTGCGCCACCAGCGCGTATCGTCGCGAACGCTCATGCCGGCCTCGACTGCTTCGGACGGAACGGAGGGATCGGTGCGCCGCTCGAGCGGGTGAGCCGGCGCCAATACAGATAGTGCTCGCGCTCGGCGTCGCTCATCGCGACGAGCTTGCGCTCCTCTTCGTCGAGAGCGGCCCGCTCGTCCGCATCACGAGCGGCAGCGCGGGGAGCCGCGGCGGCAACGACGCTCGGAGCCGGCCCGAGCACAATGCGCAGGTCTCCGAGCGTGAGCTCGGTCGCGCCGACCTCACGCATCCACTCGCCGATCCTGCGGAGCCGCTCGAGCTCCTTGTCGCTCTCCACATCGCTCGTCGTACGCGCGAGCGCCTCTCGTCGCGCGACGGGTCGGTCGGAGATGTCGCATCTGTCACATACGGCCGAAGGCCGTATGCGGCGACAGCTCGCCGGATCGCTCGGCGCGGATGATGGTGCGCCGGCTCACGCCGAGCCGCGCGGCGGCCTCTTCCTGCGTGAGCCCGAGCCGCCGGCGCCACGCGCGCAGCTCGGCGCCCGTCCTCGGGACAGCCTGGCCACGGAACCGCTTCCAGCGCTCAACAGCTGCTCCCGCCCAGCCCGGCGGAAGCCCGAAGTGCTCTTCGATGCGCTCGAGCGCCCAGCCGCGCGCCCAGAGCGCGTAGCAGAGCCGCGAGCGCCCGGTCACGGCTGGACCGACCATCTCGCGGAAGAGCTGCGCCACGGTCACGCCGTAGTGCTCCGCTGTCGCGATCGCGAGCTCGGTCACCCAGCGCGGACGCACGGCGCCGTCGGGCGGCGGCGGCGCCGACCAGCGCACGCTGGCGATCCCTTCGTCCGTCAGCGCGTAGCCGGCGAAGCTGCGATGCTCGACCAGCCCCGTCTGGACGAGGAGCTTGAGCTGCTGACCGACTTCGCTCTTGTCGACGCCGATGGCCCTGGCAAGCACGCCAGGGCGCGCTGGCTTACCGAGCCGATGCATCTCCTCTCGGAGCTTCAGCGTCTCGAAAAAGTCCTTCGGCGAAAGGACGCTCTCCTCGTCCACCGCTCACCTCCGTTCGAACATCCGACGCACCCATGAGCGGTCGGGCCGGCGTCGCTCCTCGCGATCGAGCTCGCGCACGAGTCGCTCTTCCTCGAGAGCTTCGCGCTCCTCGAGAGTCGGCGGCGGAGGTCGCTCGCTCGGGGGCCTCTCGAGGAACGCCGACGCCCGCCGCCACGCGTACAGCGCCGCATCAGCCAAGTGATTCGAGAAGCCGGCGGCCTCCTTCTGCCGGCCCTCTGCCCACGGCAGCGTGTTCCACTCCCGCACGAGATCGTCGTTGCCAGGGAACACCTTGATGCGCCCCGAACGCAGCTCGCCGTTGAAGAGATCGATGTAGCCGCGCTTGTTGTTCTTGTCCGCTGGCTCGATGGGAATGCGGAAGCGCTTCCGCGCCTCCTCAGCGTAACCCTTTCCGAGCCCGCCGGTGTCGCCGACGATGGCATCGAAGCGGTATCGCTGCTCGAGCGCGAGCGCTGCTTGCGCGGCGTCTCCGGGCGTGAGCTCGGTCTCGTGCGCGCTCTCGATGATGTAGACCGTCGGCTCGCGCTCGCGCCAACCGAGCACCACGAACGCGCAATCGTCGTTGTAGCCATAGTCGATGCCGAGAACGAAGTACCATCGCACGCCGCGTCGCATCTCGGCGTCGAAGTCGATCGGGTCGGCGAGCCGGTTCCTGTCCGAGAACTTGTAGACGAGGCCCTCGTCGTCGCGGACCCAGAGCCCCCAGCGAAGTTGCTTCCACTTCACGCCGTCGCGTCCGCCGGTCATCGCAGCGAGCGCCTCTTCGTACGCCTCGAGATCGATGCTCGGGTTGTCCTCGGCACGCGCTGGCCAGAAGACGCGATTGCTCGTCTTCCAGATCGGCGCGTCAATGCGCACGCCCTCTGGGATGCCGTAGCGCTCGCGCACCCACGCGCTCCCGAGCCCGTCAGGGTTCGTCGCCGCGCGGAAGCGGAGCGGAATCGTCGAACCGCGGAGACGACGGAGACGCGAGAAAAGGAACGTGGCCCACTGCTCTGGCCACTCGGTGAGCTCGTCAATGCCGATGAACTGGAACTCGGCCGACTTGTATCGCTGCAGATCCTGCTCGGTGTCGCAGTAGCCGAACTGAAGTCGCGCGCCACTCGGGAACGTCCAACGCTTGTCGCGATCGTTCCACACCGCGCGCGTCGGCTCGAGCCACTGCCGCGCGCGATCCATGATGGCTCCGGCGAGCGCAAGGTCCGGGTACGTGCGGCGCAGGATGAGCGCCGAGTAGCCGGGCACGTCGACGAAGCGGAGCGCGCTCGCGAGCAGCGCGTCGCTCTTTCCGCCGCCCGCCGCGCCGCCATAGCAGCTCTCGAGCACGTCGAGCTCGATCCAAGCCTTCTGCTTCGGATGCGGCTTGTGCGGCGACCACGTCGTCCGCGGTCGACGCGCGACGCTATCCAGCATCGCATCGGTCTCGGCGAGCAGGCGCGCGGTGTTCGCGTCCACGTCTCACCCCGCGAAGAAGACGAGATGCTTGTACAGATCCCGCAGGCGCTTCCCGTCCCGCGCGTCGTCGCCCGTGCGCGGACGATGCACCGTGATGCCCTGCTTCTGGCCGTGGCACCACGCCACGACCGTCGGACGATCCGTCTCGCGGTCTTCGATGGCGAAGCCGCGGACGATGTTCTTGCACTTGTGACAGAACGGCCAGTTCGTCCCCTTGGCGTTCGACTCGTCCCATCCGACGAGATCCATCGTCATCGGGTCGCGCAGCTGCTCGATGTACTTGCGTCGCAGGTTCTCGACACGCTGCTCACGCCGGAGCTCCTTCTGCGCCGCGGAGTGAAGGTCCCTCGGCCTCCACTGCCGCGAGCGCAGGATGTTGAACGCGACATCGTCGAGCGCCATGCCCGTCTACTTCTTCGGCTTCCTCGGCAGCCGCACGAAATGCACGTCCGTGAACGGCACGAGGTTCACGTTCCCCGTCTCGATGCTCTCGATGCCGATCCACGGTCCCTGCTCGAAGAACAGGAACTGATCGCCGGGATACGCAGCGCCCGAGACGCCGTTGCGCGGCGAGGGGATGTTCGTCTTCAGCGTGAGCGAGTCGGCCGCGAAGTAGCGGCGATCGTCTCGGAGCTCTTCGGGCTTCTTCATCCTTCCTCGCTCTCCTCATCCTCGACGCTGTTCACGAGCAGCTCGAACTCGCCTTCCTTCTCGCGCAGACCCGAAAAGACCTCGGGCGTTGTCGACGGGATCTTGATGTCGAAGATAACGCCGTCGGCGTCTTCGAAGCGCAGCGTCGTATCGCCGACGTTCGCCGTGCCAGCGGCGTGCGGATCGGGGCCTCGGAACGTGCTCACCTTGATCGGCTTCTTCATGCCAGCCTCAAGAACGGATAGGGGTTGTAGGTCCAACGGTCGGGCACCGGCAGGCTCGCGACCAGCCGCGTGCGATGCGTGTAGATTACATGCTTCTCGAGGAGCGGTCGAAGAAGCAAGCGCGCGACGCCGAGCCGTCGCCAGCGCCGCTTGACGTAGACGAAGTGGACGAGCGGCTGACGACCCGCCATGCCCGTCACCGCGAAGCCGCAGATGCCGCTTGGCACGCTCGGACGGCACGCGATCGTCACCGCGCCACGGTCGATGGCGACGTCGCGGAGCTGCGCGTGCTCGCGAAAATAGACGTCCGCGCCGCCGACGAGCTCGACCCAACCATAGCCGTTCGAGGCGTACTCGCGAAGCCACGTCTTCTGGACGAAACCGAGATCGTCGAAGCTCGCCGGTCGAATGATGAAGTCGCTGTCGCCCGCGAGTGCGCCGGCCTCGAGCGCCGCCTCGGCCATCGCGGGCCCGACGCGTTGAACCGCACGCTCGGCCGCACCATCGAGCTCTGCTTGAACGACGTCCTCGACGCTCATCCCCCCGCCGTGTACTGCACGATCACGTCGCCGTTCTCTTGCCGGATGAAGTCGATGCGATCGTTCTCGCCGAGCGCATCGATGTCCTCGCGTCTCACGCGGAGGCGCCCGTCGCGACGCGCGAGCGCGAAGATCAACGTGCGGAACTTATCGGCCATGTCGGCAACGGCGTTGGCCTCTTCGACAATCCGCCGCACGCGCTCCGCGTTGCGCTGCATCTTCTCGCGCGCCGCTGCCGCGCGCCGCTGCGCCCGGTTCATCGCGCGTCCTCCCTTTCGGGTTCGGCCGGCAAGGCCGGGGTGGGCTCGACGGCGAGCTCGGGGTGGTCCTCTTCGAGCCGACGAAGAGCTTCGTCGATTCGAGCGCGCTGCTCGAGCAGCTTGGCTCGAAGCTGCGCCGGCTCGAGACCCTCGTACTGCCGCACGCTGAGGTCGATGCGCTCGGGCGCTCGAGCGCCGACGATGCGCGTGACGATGTCGCCGACGCGCGCGACGTCGGCGTGCGAACCCTTCTCGTACGCGCGATGCAACGAGCGCACGAGCACGCTCGCCACGTCGACCTTCAGCCTCTCGGGATCGTTCGATATCGACGCGAGCCACACCACGCGCCGAGACGCCTCGGCAGCGAGGTGCTCGACCGTAGAGGTCGCGACCTTCCACTCTGCGGCGAGCTGCTCGGCGAGCTCCGAGCGCCACTCGTCGCGCTGCATCAGCGACACGATGAAGTCGACGCGCGCGGCCGTCTCCCGGAACGTCGCCCTCTTCTCGCTGCGCGCGCGCACGACGCCGCTCGCGCTCGACACAATACGTCGGCGGCTCTCCTTCCGCCCGGTCACACCCATCGACGTACGCCTGTACGCGTACGCGTCTTGGCGTGCAAGCCCAAACTGTCACTCGTGTCACTCATCGTCGAGCAGGTCCGAGAACGCGTGCCAGGGCTCGTCGTCGCTCCCAACGGAGGGGAGTGCAGGGGATGCAGGGGATGAAGGGCATGTTTCCAGTCCGTCTTTTGGAGATCGATCTCCCATAGCCTGGAAATAGGAGTTATCCCCTGCATCCCCTGCACTCGGCGAAAAACCGAGCGGTTTCGTGGCGATAGAGTGCTGGGGATGCTGCTGGGGATCCGATGTAGCATCCCCTGCATCCCCTGCACTGCGGACGACCCATCGAATGACGCCCGTGCGCTCGGAGAGGCCCTCGAAGCACTTGCCGCCGATGTTTCGGCGCCGAGCTTTTCGCAAGACATATCCGAGTTTTGCGGGGCTCGGGGGCTTGCCGAATTGCGCGTTCGTGAGGACCTCGATGGCCTCGCGCAGATCGTCGAACCCGTCCGGTGGTCGCTCGTGCGGCTTGCCCGAGTAGAGGATTTGGATGGCCGATTTTGCGGTGATGCCCTGTTCGCCGGCGAGCCGCGGCCACGCGCTAAGTAGCGACATTAGCGCAGCTTTTTCCGGCTCAGCTTCAGCGGAGCCGGAGGGCCGAGATCCCATCGGATTATCCGCACCCGCCCAGACGAGCGCCGGCGGGACCAGCGCGGACCACCCTTCGAAGGAGCCCCACGGCTTCGTCCCAACGTCCGGCCTACCGGCCACGATGTAGGCGCGGAGGAGCGTGAGCGCGGCGACGACGAGGCGGGCCCGGTGCCGCTTCACCCACGCTCGCAGATCCGCGATGCGGAAGTTCGTCCGGTCCTCGGGGCTCTCCTCGCGCGGCTCGAGACGGCTGAAAAGTACGCGTCGTGACGTATCGCCGGCGAGCTCGACGTTGTTCCCCGTGGCCATGATGACCGCGCGCCAGCGGAGCGACGGGACCTCACTCTTGCCGAGGATGCGGAGCTCAACGCTGTCGGTCGCCGTGAGGCATCGGTCCAACGGACCGCCGCCGAACGCGCGCGCCACGTTGTCGAAGTTGATGATGAGCGCGCCGCGCAGCGCGTAGCCGCCCAAGACTTTCTCGAGCTCCTCGTCGTTCGTGGGGTAGCCCATCTTCGCGCTCACGCGCCCCGTCGCGATGAGCGACACCACGTCGGCTTGGAGCGTCTTGCCCGAGCCGCGTGTGCTCGCGTCGAAGACGAAGCCGGGGACCGAGCCGATGATGGCTGGGCGCGCCACGATCGTGAGGATCGCCGCTAGCGTCGCGGCCCGGTGCGCGCCGTTCAGGTATGGGAAGTCAGCGAGCGGCTCGCTGAGCTCGGCGAGCGCACGTTGCGCGTCCTCGCGCGTCGGCGCGTCGGGGACGCCTGGGAAATCTTCGCTCGGCAGGAGCACGAAGCCCGTTTGCGCGTCGTAGCCGGCGCGCTGGATGATGCTGCCGTCGGGGCGCATCGACGGCGTCTCGATCACGCCGACGAGCGGACGGATGCCTTTCCACTGGCCGCGAGCGGCGACAGCACTGACGATGTGGTCCGTGGGTACGGCCGGGATCCACGCGTTCGTACGTCCGTCTCGCTTCCTCCACTGCGCGATGGCGGCGAGCCGCTCCCGCAGCGTCGCGAGCGAGAGTGAACGGATCTGCGGCGTACCTTCGAGCGCCCGCGCGTCAGCTTCGTTCTCGGGCACGCGCACGACGTGTACGAGCTGTCCGTCACGCTGGTAGACGTGCGGGTCCTTCGCAAGCTCGACAACCGCTTCGTCGACTACGCGATCGAGGTCGACGTCGATCTTGATGATCGGCCGACGGTCCTTCTTTCCACCGGGGAGCGGGACGAGCATCAGATCACCTTCGTCGCGCCGCGAACCGCAGCAGCGAACCGCAAGAGGTCCTCGGCCGTCGAGACCCACCGTGTGAGCTCTGCGTGCGCGCGCTCCGCTCGCTTTCGGGCTCGCTCGAGCGCGACGAGCGCCTTGTCGAGCTCATCCTTCGCAGCATGCATCTGTCGACACGCCGCCTCGGCCGCGCCCATGACCATCACGACGTCGATCCATTCCTGCTCGATCTCGGCCCAGAGCTCAGCGTCGCTCGCGTGCGTCGTCACGGTAGCCGCCTCGCTTGCTCGACGAGCGCCATCGCCTCGTCCACACTCGTCGCGACGCCGGCGACGCCGCCGAACCGACGCACGACAGAGATCCATCGCTCTTGCACCTTGCTCAGCTTCCCGCGCGTCGAGGGGCGCTTGACTTCGATCGCGAGAAAGCGACCGTACGGAGGCACGACGCAGATCAGGTCAGCAACGCCGCGTCCGAGTCCGCGCCCGAACGCTGCGCGGAAGTCGACGTGGTGTTTCATGCACATCACGCCCGCTGTCGCGAGCGCGACACGGATCTCGATCTCGATGCCCTTCTCGCGTGGCTCCGTCGAGGTCGCGATGAGCACCCGCTCGCCGTCGACGATGCCATCGATGAATTTTTCCTTGCCGCTGCGGTTGGGTTGTGCGACAAAACGGTTGCGTTTACGCGCACTTAACTGAACGTCCGACACCGCACGGATGTTCATTTCACGGCCCAAAAAAAGCCCGCTCTCTCGAGCGGGCGAAGCAGCCCGACCCATCTGCTACCTCCTCCTCCTCATCATCATCAGATGATCATCATCATCATCAGATGATCATCATCAGAGCTGCGCCATCGCCGCTCGCTTCATCTCGGGAGTGACCCTCCTCCCGAACTTGTGTTCCCAGCATCGGATCGCCCATCCAAGCCGATAACCTCTCGAGCGTCCCACTCGCATGTAGCCAGCGAGCGCCTTGATCTGCTGCTCCTCGGGGAGCGCGCGCTCGCGCGCGAACCGATCCATCGGCAGCCCGAGCACGCGCGGCTTGCGCTTCTTCATCTCGCCCGTGTGCCCGCACTGCATGCACGTCGACGTCTCCGTCGGTGCTCCGCAGACCGGGCACCAGCGAACGTCTGCGCTGTCGGTCGCACGCCGAACCGCCTTGCCCTCGAGATGCCACGTTCGAGGCTCGTCGACGTCGCCGAGCGTGTGCGTGCAGCCCGTAGGGTCGATGAGCAGCATGCGCCGCTTGCCGGGAAAGAGGCGCATGCCGCGACCGGCGCGCTGGAGTAGCGCGCCCTGCGTTGCGCACGGCGCGGCGAGGATCACGGCCTCGGTGCGCGGGCAGTCCCATCCTTCGGTGAGGAGCTGCACGTTCGTCAGTACGCGGAGTTTGCCCTCGCCGAACAGCCGGAGCGCGTTGTCGCGCTCGTCCGTCGGCATGTCTCCCCAGACAGCGGCCGCGGGTACGCCGTGCGAGCAGAAGCGCTCAGCGAGCTTCTTTGCTGCCTCGACGCTCCGCTCGAAGATGACCGTGCTCATTCCCTCGGCGTAAGCCCACCAGCAGTCGTACGGATCCTTTGCGAGGTCGGCGCCGAGCGCGCGATCCGGTCGGATCGTCTCGCACGGGACGAGGTAGCCGCCGGCGA